TGGATATCCCCGAGGTTGGCGAAACCATACTCGCGCTTCTCTTCGAAAGCCCCGCTGGTGGTGGGCCCGATCTTGCCTAAGATGTCACAGACGTGTAAATGGGAGACTTCTTTAAGAGGCGGGATCAAGGTCTCCAGCACGACGGTATCCTCAGATTCGAGCTCGGCAGTGGTGCTGGCATTCTGATTTAGCACCGTCTCGACGAGGTCGATCAGTGGGATGTCGCCGTGCGCGTGCATGTTGATCTGGGCTTCGGTGGGGACGTCGAAGTGGCGAGTTTCGTCGATCGTCTTCGCGCCAAAAGTACCCTCATGGAAAGCCACGTCTATTTGGCCGACGGCGCCAGTTAGTGTGTTGTGGCTGCGGGAGCCAATGGGACTGCCGTCGTGGCAAGAGGGGTAACACGAGTTGCCAGGGATCTTGTAGCAGGAACTGGAAGGGCTGCCGGGGGCGCAGAAGCAGATGTGGGCAGGGGACGTGTCGACGTGTACTTTCCCGGTGTCACTGTCTAGAAAGATGCTGAGCTTCTTGGTGTGCCGGGTCATCGCGACGTACAACTGGGCCGGAACCAGCATCAAGGTCTGCACGCAGGTTGTTGAAAGGTGCAGACCACAAACCTGGTGGCGGTACCCCTGCATGGCATTGATGGTGGGTATCTTGAGCCGCTCAGACGTGGCCTTGGAGAAGGTGAAAACGGCCGACTTCTGATCGCTACCCTCGGGTTTGAGGGTGAAGTTTAGCAGGTCTTCACCAGTCTCATGGGACCTCTTCTTGAAATAGAGGACGGAGTCCAGGACGTCGCTTGTGGTCTTGTAGCCCCTCTTCTCCGGAAAGCGGTGGTGAATCCAGCGCATGACGTCAATCGGGACGGAGCGGCTGACGCTCATGCGAGCTGCATCAGAGGGCACAAAGCTTGCCAGGGGCCGCAGGTTGGTAACTTGCTTGTAATCCTTGGGATTGAAGCTGGTCTGCTCTGAATCCCCGACGAGGAGGGCCGACTTGCAGTGAGTCAAGATGTACATGAGCTCGATGATGGGCATCTTGAAGCACTCATCTATCATGAGGTTCTTCCCAGCCACTCTCGGGATAGCCGTGACGGTTGTGTAGCATGGGATGCCAGCACTCCTGAACTCGGCGGCGAGAGCGGCTGTCGGGCAGACTATCATGTCGTAGCCGCCCTTAGCAAACAGCTTGGTGATGTAGGTAGACTTGCCACTGCCCGGAATACCGTTGATGATATGGAGTTTGTTCTCGAGCTTGCTGGAGATGGTGTTGTTGGCCTTGATGTAATCCTTGGCAGCTTTGTTCACTTCCCCATACTTGGGTGACTTCACGTCGAGCGTTTTGAGCATGATGTTGAGTTCATACTTGACGTTCAGATTCCCGTGGTTGATGTTAAAGGGTGTGGGAGAGGGAACATTGATCTTAGCCGCAATGCCGAAGATCCCGTTTTTGTTGGCCACGAGCACTCCGTGGAAAGCCCGGTCGATAGCTCCATAAGGAAAGCATGCGAGGAGCGTCAGTTCCCTGGAATAGATGGTCTTCC